TGTGACTAATGTCAAGCTTCAGTAGAGAGAGCTTGCATTACGGGTCTAAGAGGTAGTCCTCCCATGAATCCGGAATGCTCGTTCTCCCGAGGAGTTCGGCATACGGTGCGTCATCATCTTGCGATGGTGACGGGTCTTGGACAGTGCTGTTGACAGCCCAGTCCTCCGCAGCGCCATCGTCCCCCGAAGGGGGCGGTGGTGCCGAAGAACTGGACGCTGGCTCCTTCTTAGGAATCAGCTCGTCACTCAGCGTCTGTCCAGACCTTGATTTTGAGAGATCATAAACTCTATCAGGACAATTAGTGTACAGCAAGGTAGCTTCAAGAAGTGCAGTGGCTACCCACGTAACTGTACGCTCTTGGGAGAGCTTCAGTGCTTTCTCGGTGGACATCGGTTTTGCCGACTTCCATTGAGACACTGCAGCGTCTACCGTTGTTCTGATAGTGTTCGCGACTTGATCAATTGATCGGCAAGTGCGTTCGCCTTGTTTCCGAAGATAGAAGTCTTTGGAGGCGAACGCGCAGGTTCTCGCTGTTGCGATAGCCTGTACTTCATCAAGAGGCATCATGGTTGCTTCCCCTGCTCGCCAGAGGAAGGACATCCCTGTCGGTTGGATGTACCATGTGTTTGGTGTGATGATAGCCTTGCCCGTAGCGGGATCAACTCTCTGATATTGCTCGAGTATCTTTCGCTGGACCCGGAGGGTTTTGCGTAGATGCTCGGGCGCTTTGGAGAGTGCAAAGTTGGATGTAAACCGACCTTGTAGGTCTGCAGCACCGAGAAGTATCGATGCTGCAGCCTTCCGCCAGAGGGCGGGCGCCTCCTGTTTACCAGGTAGGCCCCACCCGCCCAGATCAATTGGCCAATGAAGGGGAACTTTAGTTTTCTCCATGCGTCTTACTACATTTCTGTGGGCAGTTTTGCCAAGCTCACAGATGATCTCAGTCTCAATCGCGTTGCACTTTTGTGCTTCTTGAGTGAGAATGGGACCAAGCTTGTAGAAGATGGGCACTTCATCAGCAGTTGCTCCGACCGGCTTTGCCGCCAATATGGCGGACAGAGTCGGTCGGTGGACTACCGAGACGTGCGGTTTTGGACCTTCCAAGGCGAAGGTTCGGTCCTTTTCCGCAAGGTTGCCAGCCGGCATGCTTTTCAGGCTTAACCACCTGTTATAGGCATTTGCCGGCGGCTTCCTCACTAGGAACAATTTCTCAACGAATACCAA